CAGATGGCGACAACGTTCGCTTTTCTATGCCTATTGGCAAGGTTGACCAAGAGCGCAGAATTGTCTCTGGTTTTGCTACCCTTGACAATATTGATAAGCAGAACGATATCGTAACTACTGAGGCAAGTCTAGCAGCATTTAAAAAATTCCGTGGAAATCTTCGTGAAATGCATCAACCAACAGCAGTTGGTAAAGTTGTTTCATTTAAAGAAGATAGATATTTTGATCCACAAGTAAAGAAATTTTATAGTGGAGTATATGTATCTGCATATGTTTCCAAGGGCGCACAAGATACTTGGGAAAAAGTTTTTGACGGTACTCTTACTGGATTTTCTATCGGAGGAAACATCAAAAAGTTTGATGATGAGTACGACGACAAAATGGAAAAAACAATACGTGTCATTAAAGAATACGAACTTCATGAATTGTCACTTGTTGACAATCCAGCAAATCAATTCGCAAATGTAATTTCTATTGAAAAGGGAGAGCTAGGCGGATTTTTAGCAAAAGCGGTGGTAGATAATGTTTATTGGTGCAGTTCTGATGACATTGTAAGACTTTCAAAAGATAATGATGAAAGTTGCCCATCATGCAATTGTTCTATGAAGAATATTGGCTTTGTAGAAGATCAAAATGATATAGAAACAGTAAAGTTCTTAGTTGATAGTGCAAAAGGCATTAGGACAATTAAGATGACAAAGGAGGAAAATCCTATGACAGAAGAAAACAATATTGTTGAAGAGACTTTAGTAAAGTCTGAAGATGCAGTTGTTGAAAATGTTGAGGTTGCTCCAGAGGCTCCAGCAGAGGCACCAGCCGAAGTTGTAGCAGAGGCTCCTGCTGCTGAAGAAGCAGTAGAGCCAGTGGCAGAGACAGTAGCTGAAGATGTTGCTCCAGCTGCTGATGATGCAACAGAAAAGTCAGTTGACGCAGTTGTTGATGCAACAGCAGAAATTGCAAAATCTGTTGCAGACATTAATGAATCTCTAACTAATGCCTTGAGCAATCTTGCAGAAACAGTTAAGTCTATGCAGACAACTGTTGATGCAATCACAAAGTCCCTTGAAACAGTTACAGGCGAAGTAAAGTCTGTAGCAAATGAGGTAAGCCAAGTAAAGGGAACTTTTAATGAGTTTGGAAAGCGAGTAGATGCAGTAGAGCAAGATACTGCTTTCCGCAAGTCTGGCGATCTAGGCGAGATCGTGCAGGAGTTTTCAGAAATGAAGACTCAAAAATCCCTATGGGGCGGACGTTTCCTCAAAACAGCCGACCTATTTAACTAACATAATTCACTAGGAGGTGAACAATATGTCGGAACAAGAAATCGTAAAGAATTACCCAGGAACTTCTGAGGCTCACAACCATGACGGACAAGGTGCACTAGCATCTGGCGGAATTGGAGGAGCTACAGTAACAGGTCCTGCAGGTAACCTTTCACCAGCAGATTCACTTGGTAACGTTGCTACAGCAAACTTTGGTGTAACAACTGGTGCCAATGCTGTGAATCCATCTGGAACACCTGGTGGTATTCTAGCACCAGAGCAAGCTCGCCGCTTCATCGACTACGTGTGGGATGCAACAGTTCTCGCCAAGGATGGTCGTAGAGTTACAATGCGAGCAAACACCATGGAGATCGAAAAGGTCAACGTTGGTGAGCGTGTTATCCGTGCAGCAGCTCAGGCTGATGCAACATACACAAATGCTGGCGCAACATTTACTAAGGTAGAACTTACAACCAAGAAGATTCGTCTTGATTGGGAAGTTTCAACTGAGTCTCTTGAAGACAATATTGAAGGAGGTGCCCTTGAAGACCATCTCGTTCGTCTTATGACAAACGCATTTGCTAATGATATCGAAGATCTCGCTATCAATGGTGATGGTTCAACAGGAAACTTCCTCTCAATTATGCAAGGTTTCGTTCACAAGGTTAAGAATGGTGGAGACGCTCACGAAGCAGTAGTCACCGTTTCTGACGACGAGTGGACACCTTCAGTAATGCAGGACATTATTCTTGCAATGCCACGCAAGTACCGTGCAATTAAGAGCAATCTTAAGTTCTATGCAGGTACAGATGCATTCCAGGGTATCGTTAAGAACAACGGTACATTGGCAGACGCTATCGCAGAAGCTTTTGCTGGAACTCCAGCAGGAACACCTGCAAACCGTCAGTCATACCTTGATGGTGCAGCTCAGACACTTGGTGGAGCACGTACAACACGTGTTCTCGGTGTTGATGTTATGGAAGTACCTTACTACCCAGCAGATTATGTCGACTTGACATTCCCTGCAAACCGTGTTTGGGGCTTCCAGCG